ACCGATATCAGTTAATTACCCCTTCTTTTTCAAGCCGATTCAGGACGGAATGGACCGCCCCAAGACAGAGCTCGCGTACAGAGTACCCGCAACGAAATACACCCGTAAGAAGCTCGAGACAAACGAGACCCTCAGAGAGCTCGATGGACTTGACACCACGATCGACTGGAAGAATACCGGTGACAACTCGTACGACGGTGAGAAACTCAAATTACTCGTCCACGACGAGAGCGGCAAGTGGGAACGTCCGACGAACATCCTCAACAACTGGAGGGTTACGAAAACCTGTTTACGATTAGGTAGTAGAATTATAGGTAAATGTATGATGGGTTCAACTAGTAACTCATTAGACAAGGGTGGTGATAATTTTAAAAAACTATACAATGACTCAGATGTCACTCAACGAAATGCGAATGGACAAACTCGCTCTGGACTATATAGCTTGTTTATACCTATGGAGTGGAATTACGAAGGATACATTGATTCTTATGGATTACCTGTCTTCGACACGCCTAAAGAACCAAAGCAAGGGCCTCAGGGTGAAATAATAGATTTAGGTGTAATAGAATATTGGGACAATGAAGTTGAAGGTCTTAAGAAAGATCAAGATGCTTTAAATGAATTTTATAGACAATTCCCACGTACAACCAAGCACGCTTTTAGAGACGAATCAAAAGAATCTTTATTTAATCTAACTAAAATTTATGAACAGATAGATTTTAATGAAGATCTTAAAAACTCAATAAGCGTAACTAAAGGTTCTTTTCAATGGCAAAATGGTGAAAAAGATACAAATGTTGTATTTGTTCCAAATGACAGTGGTAGGTTTTTAATAACATGGGTGCCACCAGTTCATTTGCAAAATAAAAGATATAATAAAAATGGAGTAAATTACCCGGGTAATGAATACATGGGAGCTTTTGGTTGTGACCCATATGATATATCTGGAACTGTAGACAAAAGAGGATCAAAAGGATCTTTACACGGTCTTACTAAGTTTTCAATGGAAGACGTACCGCCTAATCATTTTTTTTTAGAATACATAGCTAGACCTCAAACGGCTGAAACTTTTTTTGAAGATGTATTGATGGCTTGCATTTTTTACGGTATGCCTATATTAATTGAAAATAATAAACCTAGAATATTATATTATTTTAAAAGAAGAGGTTATAGAGGTTTTGCAATGAATAGACCTGATAAAAAATATAATAAACTATCTATAACAGAAAGAGAAATTGGGGGTATTCCAAATTCTAGTGAAGATATAAAACAAGCTCACGCATCTGCTATAGAAACATATATAGAACATTTTGTTGGATTAAAAGAATCTGGCTATGGAGATGTTTATTTTCAAAGAACATTAGAAGACTGGGCTAAGTTTAATATAAATAATAGAACAAAGCATGATGCTTCTATTAGTTCTGGACTTGCTCTTATGGCTTGTAATAAGCACAGGTATTCTCCAGTAAATAAAAAAATTATAAAACCTGTAGATTTAGGTATCAAAAGATACGACAACAGGGGAACTACATCAAAAATAATAAGTTAAATGAATATATATACTAATTCAAATAGCGCTTTTCCAAGCCAAGTAGTTAGCAATGCTGAAAAAGCTAGCATGGAATACGGCAGTCAAGTTGCCATGGCTATTGAATATGAGTGGTTCAGGTCAGGTAGAATGAACGGTAACGCTTATTTAACCAATTGGAATAATTTTAATACATTAAGATTATATGCTAGAGGCGAACAGCCAGTTCAAAAATATAAAGATGAATTATCTATTAATGGTGATTTATCTTATTTAAATTTAGACTGGAAACCTGTACCTATTTTATCAAAGTTTGTTGATATTGTTGTTAATGGTATATCAGAGCGCTCCTATGACGTTAAAGCCTATGCTCAAGATCCAGAATCTATAAAGAAAAGAACAGAGTATGCTTCTAAGATATATGAAGACATGCTGGCTCAAGATTATTTAGAAACCTTAAAAAATAATTTAGGTATAAACTTATATCAAACTTTAAACCCTGAATTATTGCCAGAAAATGAAGAAGAATTAGAACTTCACATGCAACTTTCATATAAACAAAGTATTGAAATAGCGGAAGAAGAAGCTATATCTTCTATAATGGCTCAAAATAAGTACGAATTAGTTAAAAGAAGGTTAAACATGGATTTAGCTGTCTGCGGTATTGCAGCTGCTAAAACTAGTTTTAATACAGCTAATGGAGTTACAGTTGATTACGTAGATCCAGCTTATATGGTTTATTCATATACAGAAGATCCTAATTTTGAAGATATATACTACGTAGGTGAAATAAAATCTATAACAATACCTGAGCTTAAAAAAGAATTTCCAAATATATCTAAAAAAGAGTTAGAGCGTATACAAAAAATGCCAGGTAACAGACAATATGTAACTGGCTGGGGTGGGTATGACGAAAACACTGTTCAAGTTTTATATTTTGATTATAAGACATATCATAATCAGGTTTTTAAAATAAAACAAACAGATCAAGGCTTAATGAAAGCTATAGAAAAACCAGATACATTTGATCCACCAGAAAACGATATGTTTGAAAGAGTGTCTAGATCAATAGAGGTTTTATATCATGGCGCTAAAGTTCTTGGCACAGATACTATGTTGAAATGGGAGCTTGCAGAAAATATGTCAAGACCTTATGCTGATACTACTAAAGTAAAAATGAATTACGCTATATGTGCACCTAGAATGTACAAGGGTAGAATAGAAAGCTTAGTAAGCAAATGTATAGGTTTTGCTGATATGATTCAAATAACACATTTAAAACTACAACAAGTAATGTCTAGAATAGTACCAGATGGTGTTTATTTAGACATGGACGGCTTAGCTGAAGTTGATCTTGGTAATGGTACAAATTATAATCCAGCAGAAGCTTTGAACATGTATTTTCAAACAGGTTCGATTGTAGGTAGATCTCTTACCCAAGATGGTGATATGAATCCTGGAAAAGTACCAATTCAAGAATTAAATTCTAGCTCTGGTCAAGGTAAAATACAAAGTCTTATAAACACATATCAGTATTACTTACAGATGATACGTGACGTTACGGGTCTTAACGAGGCAAGAGATGGCAGTACTCCAGATAAAAATACTTTAGTTGGTTTGCAAAAAATGGCCGCTAACGCTTCTAACGTTGCTACAAGACATATTAAGCAGTCATCATCTTATTTAACTCTTAGAGTCGCAGAAAACATAGCTCTTAAATTAGCAGATGCTTTACAATTTCCTTTAACAGCAGAATCATTAACTAATTCTATTAGTACTTACAACGTTAACACGTTAAAAGAAGTGGCTAATTTAAACTTACATGATTTTGGAATTTTCTTAGAATTAGAACCTGATGACGAAGAAAAAGCCCAATTAGAAGCAAACATCCAAGTTGCCCTACAGCAAGGCGGTATAGATCTTGAAGACGCTATAGATTTAAGACAGATTAAAAATCTTAAATTAGCAAATCAACTTTTAAAAGTTAAGCGTAAAGCAAAAGCAAAACAAGATCAAGAAAACGCTCAAGCTAATATTAGAGCTCAAGCGGAGTCTCAAGCAGAGGCTAATGAAAAAATTGCAATGAACGAGGTTCAAAAGCAAGAAGCAATTAGCGGTTCTAAAGTTCAATATGAGCAATCTAGAACACAAATGGAAATTCAAAAAATGCAGATTCAAGCACAGCTTGATCAGCAAAAAATGCAAATGCAACATCAATTTGATATGGAGTTAACTAGATTACAAGCTGAAGCTCAAGGTCAAAGAGAACAGCAGAAAGAAGCTGCAAAAGACAAGCGTATAAAAATGGAAGGTACGCAGCAAAGTAAAATGATAACACAAAGGCAAAATGAAATGATGCCAATAAATTTTGAACAAGAAGCACAAGATCAGCCTATTGTTTAAACCATTAATTATTTAATTATATTATATTATGTCAGAAGTAAAAACAAATGAACCTGTTAAGCAGGAAGGTGACTTTAAATTAAAAACAAAAAAGAAAACACCTAAAAAATTAAACGAAACAAAAGATAGCGTTACAAAAATAAACGTTAATTCTAAAGAACCTTTAATTGAATTAGAACCAGAGGTTAAAAAAGTAGTAATAAAAAAAGAAGAAGATGCCATTCAAATCAGAGAAACAAAGGAGGTATCTATGGAAGAACCATCCGGAAATAGCACAGAGGTGGGAGAACCTGTACAAGAGTCCAACGAGACTGCTGAAGGGTTTTCTCCGATCCAAGAAGTAACAGAAGCTGAAGTTAAACAAGTTGAAGCTGAAGTTAAAGAAGCTATAAGAGATGAAAAAATATTAGGCAAACCATTGCCAGAAAATGTTGAAAAGCTAGTTGCTTTTATGGAAGAAACTGGTGGAACAATAGAAGATTATACTCGTTTAAACGCTGATTACAGCAATGTAGACGATAAAACTCTTTTAAAAGAGTATTATAAAAAGAATAAACCTTACTTAGATAATTCAGACGTAGAACTTTTATTAGAAGATTTTGACTACGATGAAGACATCGATGAAGAAAGGGATATACGCAAAAAGAAACTTGCGTTTAAAGAAGAAGTTGCAAAAGCCAAAAGCTTTTTAGAAGAAACCAAGAGTAAGTATTACGACGAGATCAAGTTGAGACCGGGCGTTACTCAGGAACAACAAAAAGCTATGGATTTTTTCAATAGATATAACAAGGAGCAAAAACAAGCTGAGCAACAGCATCAAATGTTTAAAGATAATACTAAAAAACTTTTTAGTGATGATTTCAAAGGTTTTGATATCAGTGTTGGTGAAAAGAAATATAAGTATAATATTCAAAACAAAGATAAAGTTGCAGAAAACCAGTCTAATATAACAAACCTCGTTGGGAAGTTCCTAGACGAAAATGGTAATGTTAAAGACGTTAATGGTTATCACAAGGCTATTTATGCTGCTGAAAATGTAGATAAGATTGCCGCTCATTTTTATGAGCAAGGAAAAGCAGACGCTGTAAAAGACGTTGTAAACAAATCAAAAAACTTGAGTGACACTAAAGCTAGGACTACTCAAGGAGATGTGTTTATTGGTGGTATGAAAGTTAAAGCTATTTCAGGCGCTGACTCTACAAAGCTAAAAATAAAAACAAAAAAATTTAACTAATAAAAACTTAATATTATGAGTTTAACTCCTCAATTTGGTAGTTTAATACCTTCGCAAACGCAACAGGTTCTTGATACTAACTACCTAAAATTTAACGACGGTGGTGGTGCGCCAAACACGGATACATTTATCCAGCAGTACTTACCTGAAATTTACGAACAAGAAGTAGAGCGTTATGGAAACAGAACGTTATCTGGCTTCTTAAGAATGGTTGGCGCTGAAATGCCAATGACATCTGATCAAGTAATTTGGTCTGAACAAAATAGATTACACATTGCTT